CGTCCCATTCACCCCGCCGATGGACACGGTAAGAGTTCCCCCGGAAATGCTATCAATAGTGTAAATAATTCTGTAAATTTCTCCAACTACTGCCGCACATGCGGCCTGTGCTAAAGTAGTTACCGCGGCGGCAACCCTGGTTGCCTTCCCGCCGCCGACAGTCCAACCAGCTCCAGCTTCCCAACTGCCTGGAACACTCATATCCCCATTTGTTACTTTCTCCGTTCCGGGGGCGGATACATGGGAAGGAGTGATGGTCGGGGTATTTATCTCGTCCTCGTACGGCCCGTCAGTGAATTCTATCTCGTCCAGGGTCCAATCGTTGTCGGCATCCCTGGTCAGAACCATTGGGGGATAATCGGGATGAAGTAGGATAAGTTCAAAATCAGTTTGAACCCATCTAAGATTTGGTAAATCGTTTTCAAGATAAGGGGATGTTGTTATTTCATAAGGAGAACCACCTGGTGATGCCAGTATTTGTTCCCCATTCATGAAAAACCGCATATAATGATGGCCAACTTCTACTATGTATGGTTGCAGGGCGGAAAAAACAAAAGGAACCATCCTTGCTTTTCTGGTTTCATCCCCTTGGGAAGCAATAAAAAGACTTCCAGGATCGGTCCTTGCCCCGCCCTGCGGGGTGCAGTACCAATTCTGCATCTTGCTCACCCCGGCAAAGTAGCGGTCAAAGTCTATCCGGCCCTGCATTTTAGGGGAAAGTTCGCCTGAAGAAAAGCTCATATATATTGGATGTGACTTAATTGGCACTACCTAACCTCAGTAAGAGCGTTAGCACTGTATACTTTCATTTTCCCCTCTTCTAGGCCGTCAGTAGTCCGGGCCTCCCTTAGTTTCAGTTCATACAGTTTCCACATCAATTCGGTTGTGGAGGCCACCCCGGTTAGGGGATAGGCGAGCATGTGTGCCAATCTTGCGGCTATCGCCTCCACAAGAAGCGAATCGTAAAGTCCTGTTTCGGTTATTCTGTGGATAAAAGTTATAATTATGGATGATTCGTCGGTCAGTAGTTTCCTGCCGTTTATCTCATACTCCACGTCCTCGTTGAGCATCTTCGGGACCCAGAGACAGTAAGGATCGATGGGAAGGGAAAACTGGTAAGCCCAGGTGTCCACGGGCACCTCGGCAAGACGCGCCAAGGACTTTTTGTATCGAGCGCATTGCCAAGGGTATGCCCGTAGTACCGCATCCCTGACAAAGGGGTAAAAATGCTTGCAAAGTTTGGCTCTTTTGATGATGGCAGCATCGAACTCTACCGATATGATGGATTCCTCGCCAAGTTGGAGAAGAGCGAGATTGCAAATATCAACTAAAGAGGCCAAGGTCTTTTCTCCTTTTTAGATATTTTGTTACAGCCAGTTTTCTGAGTGAAATCATGTCTACTAAGGATGCCATTTAGATCCCCCGAGCATTAACCGGGGGGCTATATCGCCCCCCGGATTAGTTGTTTACTCGCAAGTCAGGAAAATAATCCCAGTAGCTTCATCTGCCCATGCAGCATAAGCAATTCCGATCTGCTGCCCGAAGATCAACTCCGTTAAGGCAGTAGGAGTTCCAACCGTGGTAGCCGGCTGAACTACCGCGCCAGCCACCAGTGCCCCATCCTTGATGTGGCAGGCAAATGGGCCTCGGGTCTGAATCCAGCAGTAGTTGCTCGCGGCCACGGCGCACGATACACCCCCGAGAACCATCCCGGTGGCGGCTGCGTTTACCACCTGAATAATGCCACTGTATGGATTCACCATTAGGGCTACCGTATCGTTCAGCGCAAGGGCCACGGGTAAGGGTTCGTCGATGTCGATATAGGCATCGACCCATGTGGTATGCTCCATGACCGTCCCGACAGGTCCCTGACCTATAATCCGCCTTAAATAAGATGCGGTTAAGGATGTGTCCTCAAATCCCGCCCAGCCATCTACGAACAACTGGTCTGCCTGTGCTGTGGTTAGGGCGGCCACATAGATGCGCGTGTCGCTGGGGACGGACACGACACCAATGATTCCGACCGTTTGCAGGGTCGTACCAGCACCTCCGAGGGCCGCCGACTGGACTAAATCCCCCGCCACAAGTGCCCCGGATCCATTCAGGCCATACCGGAATCTACGCCCGAAGGCATCGTCAAAATAGCACCCCAATTGGTATTTCTTCGTGGTACTAATCTGCTCTTTTCCGTACCACGGTTTTGCATTATATCCCAAAAATAATCCTTCTTTATGCATCTTTCTCTCCTTCTTAGGTCACGTTGCCTATTGGTTAGTTATTTATGCTTCTGTGCATTCAATTTCTATGACTTGGACATCCTCGATTCGGGTGGCACCCAGATCCATGCTGACATATGGCTGCCATGCGAAGTTTAAGGTAGATTCCTCAGTCAGTCGCACCACGATCTCATCCAGACTACCGTACCCCATGGCTTCCTTGGTATACGCATAGCAGAAGCGACTGGTAGCGACTTTAACCAGACGATTGGACCAGATGAACTTGAATCCCAGGAAGGTATCTACATCACCGTTTACCAAGGACCTGACGGTGTTGTAATCGGCAGAAGTAACTTCCGTTGTGTTCAGCAGATTGGTTCTCTGTTGGTAAGAGGCAACCACGATTTTCTGCACATCATCTTCGACACTTGCCAGCCCAAACATCTCAATTGCAGTCAAGAGTTTAGTAATGGTAAGGCCAGTAGCGCCGGCAGCGATTTTCTGGGCAGCGGGAAGTGCTACTTCCGTAGTTCCATCTTTCCCAGTCCATGCTGATCCCCCGAGGGCAGCGATAATAACATCATCTTTCGCCCGCTGCATGGCAAACATCCCGGTCTGTTGATATGGCCCCTTGGGGTCAACCAGCAGTCTCCCGGCATCTGCCCTGTCAAGCAAGGTAGCCCACACGTAGGGTGTGGTGGACGACCGACGCCTGCTGTGATCAACTTCGATGTTGGGAGTGGCGGCGTGGCGGGTAACAAGAGGAATGGCTTCAGACGGGCCAATTCTCTCCCAGTAAAGATACTCACCGCTAACCTTTACTGGCGGGATGGTGGTTGCTTCCAACTTGGATACCTTCTGCTGGCAAAGCATCCGCATTGTGTTCTGGTATTGGCGCACGTAAAGTTCATCAATAGATTCGGCCATTTTAGTTCTCCTTTCAAAATCAAATTATAAATTTGAAGTTTTATCGAAGAACTACCCGAACCAAATCGGATTCCTCTTCTCCTTGCGTGGAGCTTTTCGGCGGTCTATTTCCGCTGTCAAACGGACGTTGGTAACGCTACCCGCTCAATTCTTTTTTTCTTGTAATATTTCTTTCCAGCTTTTCTATTTATTTCCTTCTTTCATAGTGATATTACTTTAAAATCGATTTTATCTCTTATGTGTCTAAAAACTTTATACCATTCACCTTCCAACATCCAGCCGGAAATTATCCGTTTTTCCAATTCTTCAATGGCTTTTTCTTCATCTTTAGGTGGTCGTCCAGGTTTCCTTTTGTCTCTAACTTCCATCACAACATCGAACCCGATGAATTTAACACCTTCCTTATTGTCAATCTTTCTCCGTCTTGCACTTATAAGTTTCTCGAACTTGTCAAGGGGAATATCTTCAAATTTAAGAAGGTTCTCAACCTCCGGCATCTCAGGATTAGGGATTTGAACCACTTTTTTCTTCCTCGGTGGGAGTCCTTTTTGCATTAACTCCCAGTCTTCCTTTTCAACCGCTGTTTGCATTATAGTCATGGTTATTTCCTCCCTTTCTGCTGCAACTGGAATCTGGACAGAGTTTCATTCAATTTACTGTATTCCGCCAGTGCCGCCTTGTGATTAGGATGGCCAAGGTCGTTTAGTGCGTGTTTCGGATCACCCACCATTGCATTTATCTTGGTTTGCACTTGTTCCATCGTTACCACTCCCGGAATTTCCCCTGCTATCATTTCTTCTTCGAGTAAGGGATCACCGATTTCCGCAAAGGCTTTCAGGATTCGGACTCCGGCCTTGGGAGAAAGACCGCTTATCAACTCGTCACCATCATCGCCAACGTACTTAGCAATAGCTCTCCTTGCCGCTTCCATCCTGCGGGTGTAAAGACCCCCAAACTCTTTCTTTAAATTTCCTTTGGAAGTCTCAAATTCCTCTTGTTCCGTCCTTTCGCTTTCGGCTTGGAAATTAAGATACCAATCAAAAAGACCTTGAGCGTGGGAAGGAGAAATGCCAAGTTTATGAGCCGTATTCTTGAACGATTTCACCAAGGGCTCATTTGCCTTAAATCCTTCCTCTTCCGGGAACTTGATTTCATACTTTTCCGGTGACTCCGGCGTGGTTTCAAGTATCCCTTCCGTCCTTAACTTCCCCTTTAACTCATTGATCGCTTTTTCCCGATCCTCCGGCTTCATGTCCTTTTTGGGCAACCTGATGGAACTGCCAATCATCTTCTGGGCATCTATGAAGCTGCTGGCCCATCCTTTAAAATCCTTGATGGGTTCAAATGCCTTGTCCTTACCCAAGTCACCAAGGCTTTCCCGTACTGCCGTGAAATCCGGGGCCGTTGCGCCCACACGCGCAAAGGTGGCTCCCGCATCATCTCCCGCCCGACTTCCCGGAATTGCTACCGGATCTGGTGACATTTTCCTTTCCTCCTTTTGTTTTAATTCCTGATCGCAATAATGTCATATACACCTCTTTAGTTAACTGTCGTATATTCTATCTGGATATTCTGTCTTGGAGCATCAGCCGTGCCGTTTGTGGTAACTGCGATTGTAACATTAGTTCCCGCTACCACAGAAGCATTAGTGATTGCACCCATATCGGTATTGCTTCCTACCGCCAGAGCCGTAACA